GTAACAAAGTCTGAAGAAGTAGCTGAAGAAGTTGCAGAAGAACTCGCCGAAGAAGTCGAAGAGATTGAAGAAGCAGTTGAAGAGGCAATTGAAGAAGTTATTGAAGAAGCAGCAGTAGAAGAGGCAGTCGAAGAGATTGTTGAAAAGTCTGCTGACGAGGAAGCTGTAGAAGAAGCTGTAGAGACATCCACAACTCCTGCAGACAGCGATGAAGACTTGGCGAAATCTGTAGATGAAATCAAGGATTCAGTAGTTGTTGCAGTAGCAGATCTAGCAGCAGCAGTAAAAAGCATTGCAGATAAGGTAGGGGAACTTACTGGCTCAGTTAATAACGTTTCACAAGAGGTAAAGGTTGTTAAAGGCAATGTTGAAGAGTTTGGACAGCGTGTATCCGCGATAGAGGAAGACACGGCTGTTCGCAAGTCTGGCGATCTTGGCGGGATCGTACAGGGAGAAAAAATAAGTAAATCGATGTGGGGCGGTCGTTTCCTCAATTCCGCCGACTTATATCGGTAATAAAACAGGAGGTGAAAAGTAAAATGTCAGAAGAAATTTTAGAAAAATCAGCAGACGCAGGCGTAGTAGTCTCTGGTGGTATTGGCGCAATTACAAATCCCGCAGCAGGTGATTTGGGTGTCGTTGGTAGCACAACTGATGATGGTGGTATTCTCAATCCTGAGCAGTCCCGCCAGTTCATCGAATACATCTGGGAGCAGCAAGTTCTAGCTCTAGATGGTCGTAGAGTAACTATGCGTTCTAACACTGCAGAACTAGAGAAGCTAAATGTAGGCGAGCGTGTAATCCGTGCAGCAAATCAGGCTGATGGTACATACACAAACGCAGACGTAGCATTCACTAAAGTAGAGATCGTAACAAAGAAGATTAGACTAGACTGGGAAGTTGCAACTGAAGCACTCGAAGATAATATCGAGGGTGCCCAGCTTGAAGATCACCTAGTTCGCTCTATGACTCGCGCATTTGCAAACGATCTTGAAGATCTTGCAATTAACGGTACAGGTTCAGGAACAAACAACTTCTTGAAGATTATGCAGGGCTTCTATGCAAAAGAAGCCGCAGGAAACCAGGCAGCATCTGTCACTTCCAGCGGTTCAGCATGGACCGTACAGGATCTACAAGATATTGTCCTAGCCATGCCACGCAAGTACCGTGGTTCAAGATCTGCAATGAAGTTCTATGCAGGTTCACCAACAATCTCAAGCCTACTTAACAGTCTTGCCCAAACAGGCAACTTCAATTCCGAAAGAATTGTCGAAAGAATTGTTGACGGTAGCGTTCCACAGATTGTCGGTGCTCCACTACAGTACCGCGTTCTCGGACTACCCATCATGGAAGTTCCTTACATGCCAGATGATTATGTCTCACTAACATTCCCAGAAAACAGAATTTGGGGATTCCAGAGAGATGTTACAGTCCACCGCGAGTTCAAGCCAAAGAAAGACACAGTAGAATATACAGTGTTCGTTCGTTTTGGTGTGCAGATCGAAGAAACAGACGCAGTTGCCTACGGCAGCAAGTAATAATTGTTTCTAAATGCAGCGGAGGGGAGTCGATTGGCTCCCCTCTTAAGCATTTATTGAGATGATATAATAAATGATAGGAGGAATTATGGAATCAAGTCCCACAAAAAAGGTATCTGTAAAAAACACACAATCTAAAATACAAAAAACACAAACAGATCCAGTTAAAGTTGCGCTCTTTGCTCCTAATTCCATTTTCCACCCATCTCTTGGAAGACTAAATAATGGCTACACTATCGTAGATTCTGATAAAGCTGAAGAGTGGTTAAAAATTTCAGATAAGGTAAGGCAAGCAACTCCGCAAGAAGTTGCCTCAGCTTTTGAGGTATAAAAATGGAAATTCTTAGACTACCAGAAACAACATCAATTTATATTGATCTCGTAATGCCATCTGCATCTTTACAATATGTTATGCAGTATGAAGACTTATTTACAGGAGAATCTTTTTCTGCATCAGCAACATCTAATGCTTCAAAGATTGCAAGGTTTACACTAAACTCTAAATACCTTGTCTACTCTGTAAATCTTTTTGCAAATGTATATGACCCATCAAACAACCTTGTTCTATCCGCAGGCATAGATATTGTAAAGCCCTATTGCGATCTTACAACGGTAAAAACAAAACTTGGAATTACTACTGGTCAAGCTGTAGAAGCAGAGAAAGTAGCGAGAAGAATTATTGAGGCTGAGGTAGGGTCTTTTCAATTCGTTCGTAAACTAAAAGAAGTTATTGGAATGGGAATAGACTATTTACCCATTGATGAAAGAATTGTTGTTCTTTATCAAATGTGGGAGAACAATGAAGTTATTTATATAAAAGATGATGACTCATATGAACAATATAAGATAAGCATAGACAAAAGCTCAATTGTACTTGAAGATGAAATTCAGAATAAAGTTGAATACACCAAGGTGTGGAGAGATAGAAACTATGCAGTAACATTCTCTCCTGGATTTGACTACCTACTTGATGCCAGCTTTGGATATCAAGTTATTCCATCAGATATTGAAGAGGCTTGTGAAATGCTGATGCAAGATTTAGTTCAAGGAAATACAAGGTACTTTAGTAGAAACATAACTGAGTTTGATAACAAAGAATTTAAGATTAAGTTTGCAGCAGGATCTTCTGCGGGTACAGGAAACTTGATTGTAGACAAACTACTAATAAGATATAAGAATAGAATTCGACCAGGGGTAATCTAATGTTGCCTAATGGAAACTTGTCAGATCTCATGTATCCAATGACAGCAGATATATATTACTCTACCGCTGAGCAAAGTTCTTTTGGAGAAATGGTAAACACCTGGTCTTTTGATAGAGTAATTAATTGCTCAGCCATAAAAGAAAGACCAGATTCCTCTGTTATAAATGCTATTAGCTCAGAAAAATTTATTGAATATTCTTATAAATTAGATTTTAGAACAGCAGATGAAATATTAAAATCAAGTGACGATATTTCTTACTCCATAACAGAAATTTTAATAACAAATATAAAAGATCCAAGTGGAAAAGTTGTTTGGTTTGAAGTTTTAGACGAGCCAACTGTTTTTGAAATAGGAAACGTAGAACCGATGTTCGACCCTTTTCATAATTTCTTTGGATACAGAATTTTTCTAAGACGGGCAGATGATCAGTCTTGTATACTGTAAAAATAAATTCTAAAGAAGCCATGAAGGTATTGAACAATGTAGTTGAATACTCAGAAGGTTTTATAAAAGAAAGTAAAGCTAAAGAGTCATATGTAGCAAGCAAGTTGGCTAGCACAAGCATTTCTGCTTTCTATCAATACCTTGATGTTCTTGCTAGAACAAATCCAGGAATGCTTCATCATGTATATGAGTGGGGTCAAGTTGGAGACCCTGGAGCAAGACTAGTAGAATTAAAAAAGGTTCTTGCTGGAAAGACAGCACAAGTTTCATCAAATTTTTTGTCATCAACAAGCATTCCAGAAAATGGATCAGAGCCTTTCTTTGACAAGGCAGAGATAATGGAAGAAGGCATAGCCGTTCAAGTAAATGAAGTAAGTGCTCAAGCACTATTTTTTGAAATTGATGGTGAAGAATTTTTTAGAACTGGACCAATTATAATAGAAAATCCTGGAGGGGAACAAGTTAGAGGGTCTTTTGTTAGAGCCTTTGAAGAGTTTTATAACAATTATTTTGATCAGGTATATCTAAGGTCGATAAGATTTTACGATCATTTTACAAGGTCAAGAGAGTTTGAGTCAGGATTCAACTCTGCAGTAAAATCAAGAAGTGCAGGGTCCATGGGTAGACAGTCAGCCCTGAGTTGGATAATCAATGCACCAGGAGAAGATTATGAGTAATCTAGTAGAACCAATAATAAATAAATATATATGGAAGCAGTTTGAGCTTAATGGGGCAGCAAACGTGCCTGGATTTTCTTTTTCAACATATGCAGGGGTTACTCCAATCTTTCCCGTTTCAGATAACAAGTCGGGGGATGCAAAATGGGGACCCAAACCCTATATCATATATGACTCTTTTATGAAAGGAAGAGTAAGCAATAAGTATTTTTATCCAGTAAAGTGTGCTCAGATGATGTACTCAATAAGAGGAGCCAGTCTAGAAGATATTTTTTATTGGAGAGATTTTATCATTAATATTGCAGATAGAGAAGATAGAACAGCATTTGATGTAAATCAATTTGCTGGTCAAAATATACAGAATAACAAAATAAACTTTCATTGCATAAATGCTTCTCAGGTTAATTATGTAGGTAATACCACAGAGACTGCGGGGCTTCAAAAAACATTTTCAACCAACGTAGTTATAAAATATGACTATCATGCTACCGATATCTATAATAATGGCTAAATTATGCCACTATAATAAAGATGAGGAAACGCCCCACGCCAAGTAACAAAGGCAATAAATGCAATACAAATAAAAAAAAGAAATAAGGGGTGAAATAAAAATATGGCAACTTTAGGTGATTCAAGAAATATTATCGTAGGTGCAGCTCAGATCTTCGTAGCAAGATCATCTTCACTTAAGTATGTTGAAGGTTCAACACCAGCA